CGGCCGCGTCACTGAAGTCTCTCAAGACATACTGATGCGACCCTTTGGAGTTGGAAGTGCCCCACAGACCGAGCAGAGTGTCTACGGCAGACTTGACTTCAGGAGTAATTTTTGCCTTTTCCGACTCTTGCGCCGCAATATCGGCAGCAATCTTTTCGTCTCTAGCAAGCAGCACAGGGTCGTATATCGCCTTTGATGCGAGATTTTCCCTGGGGAGCGCGGAAGGAGTTATGGGGCTTGTCGGCGATTCGCCCGCCTCTAATCCCCAAGAAGCTGCATTTTCTGGAACGACTTCAATGTCCGCGGCATCAAGCGGAGTCGCACCAGCATTCAGTACATAAGAACTCTTGCCGTCTCTCCGGACCAGTTTGGCGGCGCCCTGATGATAAGACAAGCCGGTTTCCGTGTCCTTGAAGGTGTTGGTCTTTTTGTCAAAAATTATGGCCATAAACCACCTCAACCAATTCTTGTATTGACAGCGTTGACCAGCGCCGCAGCCCAGTCATCCCACCGCTCAAAGTTCGACGTTCCGGGGATTGCCTCGTTGGTGAAGACGTCGATCGCCTTGAGGCCCTCGCCCCACTTCTTCCAGTCCGTCTGGGCAGTGGGGATCTCCAACTGCTGAGCAGCGTACAGCTCAACCATCAGCGACGCCCAGGACTCAAACGTGTGGAACCTGGGGTCGTAGATGATCATCAGTAGCCCCGCACGTCGCCCATGTCAGCGTTGACGATGATCTTACCGAACTGGTAGTCCCCGCCAGCCACATTGCTGCGGAATTTCAGACGAAGCTCGCGCCGCTGCTCGCGCATGTCGATCTTGTTTGTGTCCTGGTCGAAGACGTACGGCGCCGAGGTGTCGTCCTCAGACTGCGCGTACGGACGCCCGGTGACGTAGAGCTCCATCTCACCAGACATGATGAAGTCCGGCTCCACCCGCTCCAGCCTCAACCACCGGTTGGGGCCCTCCGGCGCCGGCTGCGACGGTCCTCCGGCCACCCACCCCAGGTCGTTCGTCTCGACGTAGCTCTCAATGGCCAGCACCTGCGCACCGTCGATCGCGTCGCGGCCGATCTCGTGCTGGTACAGCTTGATGAGCCCAGGGACCGTGCTGAACGTCACCGTCGCCGCAGCCGTGCTCAGGGCGTTCTCAGACAGTTCGATCATCTGAGCGTACAGCGCCGTCACCGGCACGGAGAAGCCGGCTCCGCTACCTCCCAGGCTCGTATTGGCAGCGCTCAGCACGTCGCCAACCTGATACCCGGCCCCGACGAGGGTGACGATCACAGAGGTGACAGAGCCACCAGCAACCGTGATGTTCGCCCTGGCCAGCAGGCCAGAGCCGCCCGTCAGCAATACGTTGCCGTACGAACCGTCAACGTACCCAGAGCCGCCCGTGATCGTCCCCAGCGTCTTGACCCCGCTGGACTGAACAGCCGTCACAAGAGTGCCCGCCGGCAACGCGACAGACTCTGCAAGCTGGCCAGTCTCAATCAGCGAGTTGTAGGCGTTCAAGAGTAGCCACGGGCTGCCAGACGTCACCGTCGTCGAAACGCTCGTCACGATCGTCTCAACCGTCGTCTCCCAGTCAGCCTGTATCGGATAGGCGAACACCTGCGAGAAGTACCCAGCAGACCGGCGAGCGCCGATCGCCTGCCCGGCGTCGTACCAGCAGTTCTCGCGCACGTTGTAGATCACCGCGTCGTTGCACTCAATTGAGTTGCCGCGGGGGTAGAACCACCAGATCTCTCCGAACCGCGGAACCTTGCTCACCCAGACCTTCTGGCGCTGGTTGTAGTTCAGGTTGTCGAAGAACCAGTTCTGGTTCATCTGATTCGGGATTTCCTTGACAACGCCGTTGTACAAGAGGAAGCGGTCAACCCCGCACCAGTAGTAGATGCCGTCGTACTCAATCACGCTGGACGACGACATGATCGATGTCTGACTGCTGATCACGTCGTACCGCCAGAACGTCGGTGCGGCAAAGTTGGGAGTGCCGGCCACGCCCAGGCTCTGAGGGGCATAGGACACGCGTATGAGGCTGTCAAGGCTCCAGAACAGGCCAGACGGGCTGTTGGAGCCGCCGCGCACCGGCAGGCCCTTGACGATCTTCCCAGAGGCAACGTTCGTCGCGTTTGCGTCCGCGGATACCCAGTCGTTCGGATCCCCCGCAGAGCAGTTCTGGATCAGCCCGTCGTTGCCGTACACGAACACATAGGGGTGCAGCACCACCACCCCACCAGACACCGAGATGTTGTTGTTGAAGGTCGCCGTGACCGTGCCAGAGCCCGTGGCGGCCTGGGAAAGCGTCACCGCAGTACCGACGACAGACACCACCGTCGTGCCGGCCGGGATATTGGTGCCAGTGACCGTCTGCCCGGCGCCGATCAGGATGTTCGCCACCGCCAAGGTGGCAGAGGTCGTGCCGTTCAGCGTCAGCGAGTCGGTGAACACCCCGATCTGCGACATGCTTGACCCGGCGATGTCCCCAATCAGCACAGGCGTGTTCACCGTGCTGTCGATGGCTTCCAGGTTCTGCCCAGGGTGTGCCACAAGGGACGCCACGCCGCCAGTGGCGTTGTAGAAGCCGTCAAACTGCCACAGGTTCAGCCTGTTGGGGGTGAACTGCGACAGCGTGAACGTGACGAGGCCGGCGCCCACGCCGCTGTCGTCAATCGTCACCTCCTCAAGGCCAGAGGCATACCCGCTGAAGACGTAGTTGAAGCCGTTCAGAGCGTTGACCCAGATCCCCCTTGACGGCCCGCTGAGTTGGTCGGTGATCCTCCTGAAGCCGAACATCTTGCGCGGCCGGCCGCGTTGAAATCGAACCCACCGTCCGTCCGTGTAGAACTGCCGATCGAAGATCGTTCCATCCCGCTGAACACCGGGCTGGGTGTCAAGAGCGAAGACCTTCTGAGTCATCAGAACGCTCCGCCAGCGACGCCAGATGTCGCTTTCAAATACCCGTTGACAGTGAGTCCAGACGCCTGCAGAAGTAGTAGCTGAAGGCCAAGAATTGAAAACCCAAGCTCTCCAGACGCCGGCCTGTACATGCCGGTATTCGTCTCAAGTGCGAAGTTCAAGGGTGGAGTGCCGACGCTGCCGTTTGTCAGGGAAATCGTTGATGCCCCGGCAGCAATGGTTGATGCGTTGTACAAATTCACCGAGTCGCAGATCAGTATGACCTGCTGCCCGGCCGGGACGGTGGCAACCGCGCTCCCTGGCGCCCCCGTAGTCAGCGTGACCGTGTAGCCAGAGGGGGTGCCGTCAGTCTGGTTGGTGATGTAGTACACCGCGATGGTTTGCGGGACAACGACAGTGACGTTTGACGACAGGACGCCGGTGAACTTCTGAATCGGATTTGCGGCCTCGGACGCTGTCAAGGTGTAAGACCCCGACGACACCGCCTTGGTGTTCTGCGTGAAACTGAAGTCGATGTTCCTGCCGATGCCGACAGTGAAGAAGGCAGAACCAGAGCAGCAGACGATGGCAGAGTCCGCGGGCTGAAGGATCAGCGACGCGTTGCCGTTGATCAGATCGCCGCCAGACGGAGACACCGTCAGAGTGCCCGTGCCCCCATTTCGCAGCAGGATGAACCAGTTGTTGCCCAGGGTCGCGGACGCCGCAAGCGATATCGTTCCGGCCCCGGCCGTCCACACAAAGGCGCCGGCTCGATCTGCGACCCCAGCGGTGAACGGCGACGAGAACGTCTGCACCGGGTGCGCTGTGTTGAGCGTCGCCCCAATGACGGTCAGGCCGTAGCCCACGAGGCTTGTCGCGTCTGCAGTGGACGAACCGACGCCGAACGAGATGATGCCCCAGGTGCCAGCCTCGTCAGGGTTGTCCGTGATGTAGATGTACTTCGCCTCGCCGGCCGCCACCACGATGATCGGGTTGCCGTCGTAGTCCGCCACCGTGAACGTGTTGGCGCCCACGTTGCGGATCAACGCATCCTGGCCCACAGACGCCTGATTGGCGGGCGGCATGCGCATCGTCAGGCCGCCGGCCGTGGCCGTCACGTTCATGATCCGCGCCGCATAGTTGGGCGTGGCGTTGCCGTTGATCGGCCACTCCAAGACGATGTTGGCCGACAGCGTGATGCTGCGATACGAGACGTCCGTCGGGACGATGACGTTGCCGGTGAACGGACTGTTGAAGCTCATGCATCCCTCGCAATCGTTTGCCGGTCGCCGATCCGAGCCACGTCCTCGGTCTTCAGCACCTGCATCACTTGGTCGTACTGAGCCTTCCACAGCGGCACACGCTCGTCATTCTTGAGGAACGGCATGGCCTGCAGCAGAGCCCCGTACAGAAGCGCCTGGGGCGCGTATTGGGTGAACCAGTTCGACTGGTTGGAGGAGTCCAGCGGCTGCGAGCGCTCGTAGTACAGCACCTCGTAGTCGTACGCCGCGGCAGGCGTCGGCGCAACCAGCCAGTGCGTGTAGTCGTAGTCGCAGTAGTACAGCGGCGTGTCCGTCAAAGCGGGATCGGGCCAATACTCCCGCAGGTACTCGTACTTGCGCAGCAGCACCGGCCGGCGCTCTCCGGCCACCGTGACGTTGATGGAGACCGTCTTCCGCCACCGGGCCGGCTTGTCGATCGTCGCCTGACCCTGCGTCATCGTGCTCGTGGCCACCGTCAGGTTGCCCAGGAACTTGAGCTCCGAGGCGATCACCTGCTCCGCCAGCATGATGAAGGTCGGGATCTTCTCCAGCGTAGACGCGTCGGTGCGCTCCAGGTAGCTCCGGATGTCCAGCACCAGACTGTCGTAGGTCATCACTACAGCAGACATCACCACACCTTCTTCTTGATGGAGTCAGGCTGCGGGACGTACTGCTGCCCGCGCTTGGTCCCTTCCCGCTTCGCCCGGGTTGTCGACGCGTACTCAGAAGGTGTCAGCTTCTCGCGTGCGGCCTTGGGCAAGTACCGTTCGCCGGTGGCCTCCGGCCCCTGCGTGGACGGTTTCCCCGAGCGCGTTCCCCAGTCCTCACGCGTCCACCGCGCAAGGGCATTATCCGCCCTCTGGGGGCCTTTGTAGCCCCCGCCGCTACGTTGGTATTGCTGAGTCGCCATTTGCGCCTTACGGGCGCTCCATTGGCCTGGAGAGCCCCCTTTGCCAGACGCCTTGACGTTGGCGACGATGCGCTTCCACTTGGCAGGATCGGTCTTGACTGCGCTCATCTCAGGAACAGCGCACGTTCATCCGTACGCCGCCTCACAAGCCCGGGAAGCTCCCGGCCGCCGGCCTTCGTCCACTGCATGAACGCGTCAGCCGCCCCTTCAATGTCGCCGCGGTTGGCCTTCATCCTGATCTGGCTGCGCTGCAGGTTGCCTAGACCGGCGTTGTACGCAAAAGAGACCAGAGCGTCAAACCGCCCTTGACGACCAGCACAGCCGGGAACCAGACGTAGAACACCTCGCTCAAAAGCAGCGACGTCAGCGTCGAAAAGCGCATCAATCTCCTGCTTTGACCAGACACGGTTGTGCTCCGGGCGTAGCGGGTAATCCCGCCTGATGAAGCCTTCATACCCCTCCCTGCGAACCATGGGAAGCTGAATCTGGTCTTGGTACAGGACATGCCCGTACCCGACCGTCCAGATGTGCGCCGGGCACAGGTACGGCTTTGTCCTGTAGCCCTCGTACCGGTGCATCAGCGCAGCGCCCTCCGGGCTCAGCTTCACTTCTTGCTCCACTGCCTGCTGCCGAACCAGAACCCGATGATCCCGCCCAGCATGGCCATCTCGTCCTCGCTGAAGATGATCGCCGTCACCCGGATCAGGTCATCCACCGACTGGATCAGGCCCGGATGCTTCCAGACGTACAGCGTCAGAGCAGCGTTGATCAGGACCAACTCGATGATGAAGATGTAGGTCACGGTCGGCCGCACCGTGCCGACGTAGTTGGCAACCCAGCGGCTGGCCTTCTCCAGCACCTTCTCGTCGTGCCTGAGCGCCGCCTCGGTCATCTGCGCCTCGGTCTGCATCGCCACCTGCTCGACGCGGATCTCCTCCATCTTGGCCTGGGAGGCGTACCCCTGAGCCGCAAGCTGGAGCTCTCGCTCGGTCTGCAGACGCGCCAGGGCAATCTCGTGCTTCTGATCAGACTTGTTTTGGAAAAACTCCAGCAGCTTGGGCAGGCCGCTGATCAGCAGACCGCCAAGAGTAGACAGAAGCGACAGCATTACTTGGCCCCCTTCGTAAACTTCTCGCGCTCCTCAAGGAGCTTGACCTTGACCTGGAGGTCGTTGATGTGCAGCATCAACTGCTCCTTCAACAGAGCCCTGCGCTCGGCAGAGATCGGGCTGTCGGTTGGCGTGCCCTCTTTGGTGATCAGCGCCGGCATGTGACCCTCAATCTTGGTCAGCCGCTCAGAGAACGAGTTGACCTGCCCAAGAAGCCACGCAAGGCACATCACCACGATGGGGATGACCGCCTTGAGAACGTCAGTCCACGCCATGGTCACCCCCTGGTAGAGATGACGTCGTCACCGCGCTGCACGGTGACACGATCGCCTTCGACGTTGACCTTCATGGTCGGCTCTTGGCGCTCAGGCTTGTCCAGCCGGCCGATCAACTCCTTGATGATCGTGATCTCCGGCTTCTCTTCCTTCTTGGCCTCGTTCACGATGCCGTTGACCATCTGGATCAGAGCCATCGTGGCCGTGGCCACCAGTCCAATAACGGCCGGCAGCGCCTCAGATGCCAAGAAGGCCGACGACACCACGCCCACAAGCACGAGCAGGAAGATCCAAACGATGGCCGTCTTGCCGATTGATTTGGCAGCGACCTCCTTTGCCGTAGCCTGGGCCTCAAGCCTCTGAAGCTCAACCGCCGCCTGGGCCTTGAGCGTGCGCAGATCAGTCAGGTCCATCACTTTCTCCCTTCTTGGTCGTGTGCATCTTGTGCCACCTGTACAGCAAGAACGCGATCTGCAACACCACATAGATCAACGTGGCCCACAGGATCAGATCGTTCACTTGGATGCCGGCGATGGTCGCGCCGGCCACCGTGACGGGCGGAGCGGCCTTCATCGCCTCCGCCGTCAAATCGGCCTTCTGTTGCATGGTCAGACTCATTTTGACGGCTTTGCCTCACAGGAACATGAAGAAGTTTGCCGAAGAAGGAGCGTTAACAAACAGCCACCCAAAAGATGATGTGCCTGTAGAGCTTGGGCCGGCGTACCAAGAATTTGATGGATAAGCGCTATTGCCAACTATATTAAGGTAATCAACATTGGCGGCAATACCAGCATCCATTTTCACCAAAGATCCACCAGATACGGTGAGCAAGTTCCCAGCATAACCCCTAGCCGTCCAACTTCCAAGTATGTACTGCGTTGTCCCGGACATAGATATTGTGTTTGCGACCAAAACGGAGCTTCGCATGTTTTTGAATTTGTTGTCGCCGGTAATTGACAACTGACCAACTCCAGCCTGCTCTATGGACACATCGCCATAAAACACCCCTCCGCCGGCAAATGTTTTAGGAGAAGAGCTGGTCATCTTAATAACGCCATCGCCAGAAACAAAACACTGATCTACCACACTCCAAGACGACCCAATACTCCACGCTCCAGAGCCAACTGCAATAGTTTTCGGCGCTGAAGAAGTCGCTGTAAATGACCCAGACAACAATACGTCGTTGCCATTTGCGTCTATCGTTACATCAGACGACGTAAGGCTAATTTGCTTGCCGGAAAAATTGTCTTGCAAAACGACGTATGTGTATGGGGCGGCTACTTTGATGATTTGCGGGAAGGTCTTTCCTGCGCTTGTTATCTGCTGCACAGACCTTCCGGCAAAACTAATACCATAGCCCGCAAAAAATTCTGCAACAGTTGACCCGGAGCCGTTTGTCCAATTGCCGTAAACAAAAAGGTCAGAAGTACCGACAGTCCGAAGTGTCATTGTATTCGACGTTCTCCCAGACATATCAATTGAGCCTACCTGATAGCCCGTCTGCACATTAACAGTTGCCCCAGAATTTAGCCCAACTGACTCAAAAATGCATGTGTCTTGAGCAAGAGGAAAATTATTGAGCGCCGGAACCCCGCCACTTGACGTCGCCCAAGCATTCGAATACCACTCGCCTCCCGCCGGAAGGTTCCAATACTTGTTTGCTGGCGGAGTAAATATGATGCCAACGTTTCCTTTGCAGTCGCCAATTCGAGACCCAGAAATAGGGGATGCAGCGCCATCTACAAAAATATCCCTAAAGTCAACATCGGCAATTGATGCGGCGGAGCATGTGATTGTTCGCGCTTGACCAATTTGGTCAGACGCAATCAACCTTCTTGCCGTCGCGTTTGAACCAGCCTGACACAAAAGTGTTCCGGAGACGATTTGATTTGCAAAAATTGACACCGCGCGCACGATCGTGCTGCTATGAGATTCAAAAATCAAATTATAGAAAGCATTGGCTCCACTTATATCAAGAGACCCGCCCGCTGCGGAAGTGACTATTACTTGATAAAAAGTTTTTCCGTTTCCACGGAACGTGGATGTTGTTCCAAAATATGCCCCCGACAGATAAATTTGCGAAGTTCCGGAGACGACTGTTAAATCTGCCGCCGAATTTTCCGAGTCGCCAAAAAGCAAACGGCCGCCGCTCAAGGTCGTAATGGCGGACCCAAAATCTATTGACCTAGACCCAATGTATTCGCTAACCAGATCTGTGCATGTGAGAGAGTTTGCGCCGCAAGAAATTGCGCCTCTACGCACATAAAGCGCGCGCTTTGTGTACAGGCCGCTTCCAAGAGACCACCCGCAATTTATTCCGTCAACAAAAATTTCGCTATCAAACTGCCGCACGTTAGTAGAAATAGTCTTGCCGGAAGTAGAGCCGGACAACACAATATAGCCATTGTAAGTTATCGCGCCGGCAGACACGGGGAGAGTAAAGTCGCCATGAAGAATAAGATAGGGCCCAGACCCGGCCAAAGCGACGCCCGAATACAGAGTCAGCTTGTTGCACCTACTTGTGGTGTTTATTGTTAATGTGTAAGACGCAGGACCAGAATTCGCATCGAACACAACGTCGTCGAGGCTTGTTGGAATTGGCGCCCCACCAGGGCCGCCAGAAGACGTTGACCACCTAGACGTATTACTCCAGTTTCCAGTTCCACCAACCCAATAAAGAGTTCGAGGAGAAGGCGCGGCAGTGCGGAACACTGGAGCACCAGCAGTTCCAGTGCTATTTGCGCCGGCGTAAAACTCTGCCGGAGAGCCTGACGACAGGCCAACAGATCCCATGTTCAAATAATCAACACCTGACACAGCAGAGCCAGCAATTGAATGGCCGCCAACGCCAGTCAAGGACACAATGTTTCCCAAAGACCCGGAAACAGACCACTTGCCAAAAGTCTGGTAGGCATCAAAATTGATTACATGGGCGACTGTTTTTGTGGAATCAATCTCCGCAAACGTATTTGAATCTTGAATTGTCAAGGTGCTTGATGCCGAGGCGCCGCCTATGGTTAATTTATTGTACGAAAAATTGGCGCCAACAAAAACTCTGCTGGACGTTGTATTATTGGACAAAAGAATGTTTGCGGAGTTTTTGTAAAAATTCAAATTTGTATTAGCCAAGTACCAGCAAGTTCCGGAGCCAGTGACATTCCACAGGCCAGATCCCATTTTTAAGGTTCTATTGTAAACAGTATTGAACGCCAAAACAGTTTCTACGGTCACATTGTAAGTGACCGCATCAAAAGTCCCGCGTTTAAGATACAACGACGATGCATTTAGGTTATCGCCAAGAGTGACAACTGCGCCTTCGCCTTCAATAACAATCTGCGGAAGGAGTTTTCCAGCAGTGACAATAACTCCTGTTCCGGCAATAACCATATTGCCAGATGTCCATGTCAACGTCATTCCTGAAGAAAATGTGACGCTTCCATATATGTAAATGGAGGACGCTCCCAACATGGTCCCAGAAAATCCGGCGCAATTTAATGACTTGGCGTCAGTGTTCCCAAACGCAATTGTCACAGTTCCAGTTGAGTTGACATCGAAAAACACATCATCATCACTGGTGGGCACGCTGGCGCCGCCCGCGCCCCCAGACGTGGTAGCCCACTTGGTGCCAGCAGTGCCGTCCCAAGACGCAGTCCCGCCAACCCAGTACCTATCGGCCATTCTTCAATCTCCGGTCAAGTTTGCGTGGTAACAGCCACAACGTCCCAGCGCAAAGTGGAGGCGTTATAGATGGCGCCGACATATGTTGTTTTGTTGGCAGACGTACTGCTGGGAAGCAAAACACCTATCTCTTGAAATCCGTTTGAGACGCCCGTGGCCCAAGTGATCGTCCGCGCAGTCCCGTTGTCCTTGAGCCTAAAAATAATCTTTTGGCCGTCCGTCGGGGTGCCGGAGTCTGCGTTGATGGTCAGCGACGAAGCCTGAGCCGTGGCAGCGTACTGATCAAAGTTGTTGCTGTTCCACGCCAGAGGCGATGTGATGCTCGCGACCGAACTGACACGGGACGTCATCCGCTTGTTGGTCAACGTCTGAGTCGCCGTCAGGGTGACCACCGTGTCGCTTGCGCCTGGGAACGCGAACGACGTGCCGTCGGTGCCGGTGAACGTGAGGGTGTTGCTGAAGGTCAGCGTCTTGCCGTCACCCAGCGTCAGCGTGGCGCCCGTCAAGGGCTGCGTGATCGTGATCCCGTTGACCGTCGTGGCCGTCAGGGTGGTGAACGCGCCTGTGTCGGGCGAAACGCCCCCTATAGGCCCTGAGAAGCCCGTAGACGTCAGGATGGACCCGTTCCACGTCAGATTCGCAGAACCGCCCAAAACGCCGTTGTTGTTGAACTGGACCTGGGTGTTCAAGCCGCCGATCGAGCCCGTGCCGGCAGTCGCCAAGACCTTGACGACGCCGAGGTGGTCCTTGTAGAACAGCTTGCCGTCAGCCGCGTTCACAGCCAACTCGACGCCGTTGGCGCCCGTTGCGAGGTCAGCAGCAAGCGGCGTGTTGCCCGGCGTCGTCGACCCGTAGATCAGGATCGGCGTGAATCCACTCTGTGCCATGTCAGTCCTTCGGTATGAGCCTCCTCGGCCGCAACGTCAGTCTGTCAGGCTGACATCAGGGCGCGGGAACCTGATTGTGATCCTCTCGGTCTTCCGAGCCGGCAGCCGGTACGGATCCTTCTCGTCTGCACACCCCTGGCCGCAAACCTGCAGTCCAGGGAAATTGGGGTCCGGCCGCAACTCGGCGTGAGCACGCTTCATCTTGCACCGGTCGCACACCGCAATGGCGATGTCCGATAGGCCTCTGGTGTCAAGGAACACGGGCATGCATCACCTCGTGTAGCAAGCGATCGACGGCGCGAAGTAGATCGGCGACTTGTCGCGCTCCTCCTGCTCCGCCAGGGTCAAATACTTCTCGGCCTGCTGCTCCAGGTACTGTATCCTCGCCATGTCGACGCCAGGAAGCTCCATGGCCATCTGGTGCGCCAGCATGTTCTGCACCGCCAGATACCAGCGCTGCGGGATCTCAAGTTCGCCAGACAGTTGGCCCACGTCCATGATCTGGCGCGAGTACCAGAGCGTCATCTGCACGAAGGTGTCAGACGGCACCGGCCACAGGTACAGCTTCGCCTGGGGGATCGTGCGGTTGACCCAGAACTGAAACGGCTGGTTGGCCGTGAAGTTCTTGTTCGGCAGGTTCGTGTAGTCGTCCCGATTCAGCCGGGCCATCGTGATCTCGGTCGAGTTGTTGCCGAGATAGAACTCCCGCAGAGACAGCGTCGACCCGTTCCTGGCGCGGATCCGGTAGAACTGCACATCCTGGCCCGGGTCGATGTCGTACCACAGCCACTCGCCGTCCACCCACGGCTGCACGCCAGGGTCGTACAGCGTGCTCCACGTCAGGCCGTCAGGCGATCCTTCGAAGACGCAGTCGATGTCAGCCGACACCCCAGGCATCACGCCAATCGAGCCGATGTAGACCGGGTTGCCGTTGCCGTAGTTGACGGTGATGCTGCCGTTGGCGCTCGTCTGAGTGCAGACCGTGTCGATGTTGTTGTCGAACGCGAACGCCACGACGCCACCGGCGCTGGAGGTGTATCCGCCAGTGCTGTTGGGCGTCGGCCTGCTCATGCGCCGATACAGCGCCTGCAGCACGTCCACGCCGCCCACAGGCAGGTCGTAGATGTACTGGTTGGCGTTCAGGCCGATGACCTTCTTGCCGATCGCCCAATACTGGATCCCGATGTTGATCAGGTTCGACAGCAAGTAGAACAGCATCGTGCGCGACGCCTGGACCTGCTCCGAGGTCAACTCCTCGGCCAGCTTGCCGCAGCGCCGCGCCCCGTGGTCGATCAGCTTCTGGACCGATACGAGAGTCGTGCCAACAGTGCCTGAGTACGCCATCACCACCCCGGACAGTTCCAGCGCTTCATGGACGCACGAGACCGGCTTCCAGGCTCGCTCTTGCGGGCCACCGGGCCCATACGGGCGCAGAATGAATCACGCCGCGGCCCACCCTCGGGCTGCGGAGCCTTGAGGTTTGACCCGGTCTCGCGGTTGTACTTCTCCCGGCCCTTCGCGGTCAAGCCCGCTCCGCGCTCAGCCGAGAGCTTCTCACCACGTCCAATGGCCAGACTGACGTTCTTGGCCATGGCTCACCAGCACGCCCCGCCGCCGGCCTTCTTGGCCTCCGGCAGCTTCTTGTACGCCCGCCCCCTCACGTTCCCGGACGTGAACTCGGCGGCCACGCTCGGCTTGATGCCGACCTTCTTGGCCACCTTGGGGTCGTTCTCGGCCGCCTTCATCAGACGGAACTGAGCTTTGGACTTGGCAGGCATCAGTCAGCCTTCAGGAGGATGATGGCCATGTTTCCGTCGCTGACAGTGATGGCCGTCCCGCCGGTGGCGCAGGCCGCCTGCACGATCAGGACATCGCCGGCCTCCGCGTGGACGAACGCAGACACAGCGATGAACATCGGGTCCGTTGAGTGCGAGTGCGACTTCACCAGCGTGTTGGGGTACGCGGTGGCCGTCGTCTCGTTGTAGCACCTGAACGAGAACGTCTTGTTGTTCGAGTTGCTGAAGGTGATGAAGAACTGGATCAGGTAGTCGCCAGCGACGTCCACTTGAACCCCATCACTGGCCGCCAGCGGCGTCATGTTGTTCGACAGGCCGTCAGTCGTGAACGCCGTCACCTTGTAGAAGGTGTTGGCCGTCGTCAGGGTCTGCGCCACAGCGCCGCCGGCAACGTAGATCTCCCCGTAGGTCGCGGCAGTGACCTGGAGAACCGAAGCCTTCTTGTTCAGCCCCCCCTGGACGATTGGGACAACCTCGTCGCCCGCCAAAGGCACGGCGGCCGTCCCCATCGCACTGATCTTGGTGTTTGCCATCAGGAGATCTCCAGCAAGACGCCGCCTGTCGTTTCCATCAGCACATGACCGCTGTCGTCCTCAAGCTCGATGAAGTACGTCGGCGGAAGAATGCCGCCCTGCACAATCACCTCGCTGCCGCCGACAGCATTCCCCCACCCGCTGGCCGCGTTGGCCTGCACGCCCAAAGCCGTGCCAGGGTAGGTGTTGGCGAAGTCAGCGACGCCTGAGAACCCGACGCTCATACGATGCCGGCTTGAATCAGCTTCAGCGTAGCAGAACCACCGCCAGAGTTCACGGTCAGGCGGATGCCCGACACCGGGAAGGCGTAGTTGCCGTCAGCGTCAGCGATCTGCGCGGCGATCGTCGGATGCGGGAACCACGTCGTGAACCCGACACCAGGGTCGTCGAACGTGTGCTCCACCGTGTAGTCAACCACCCCGTCCACGATGACGCCGAAGCCCACGTTGAACGGGTTGGTGTTGGTGTTCATGACCAGCGCCGCAGTCGAACCCGCGCCAGTCCTTGAGACGGTCTGAACCTTCATGTTCTTGCCTCATGCAGGACGGGGGCCGAAGCCCCCGCCAGTTCAACAGGCCCCGCCGCGCTTCTTCGGCACAGGCTCCACCGTGACAGCCTTCTCGGTCTTGGTCACAGCCCCAGGCGCAGGCGAACGGTTGAACATGCCCTTGACCATCTTGGGGATGCCCGAGAGCATATCGCCAAGGGACGGCTCGCCGCGCTTCTGCTGCTCCTCAAAGGCCTTGTAGGCCTTGTCGTTCTCAGCCTGCTGCAGCCTCGCCTTGGCCTCCGCCGGGATGTCCATCGACTTGATCTTGTCGTAGGCATCCACCTTGCCGCCGTCCTTGAAGGTGCCAGACAGCCGGTCGATGCTCACCGGCTTGGACGGAGATTTGCGACCTTGAGGCATCGCCACGGGGGCACCAGAGTCAACACGACCCCCCGTGGCGTAGGCTTTTTTTGCGGCACCACCCGTCTTGTAGCCGCCGCCGTTCGCCTTCGCCACGCCACCGGTGGCGTACCCGCCGCCATTGCCCAGCTTCACGCCGCCGGTCTTGGCAGGCGAGTTGTCGGGCGTGGCCGTGTCCACCTTCGTGGTACGCACGGAGCCGCCCATAGCGTAGCCGCCTTGGGCGTTGGCCACGCCCCCCGTCTTCAGGCCCTTGTGAGCCTTGCTGGCGGGCTTGGCGGCGTGAGCGGACATCTTCTCGCCCAGGCCCTTGATGGCCTTCATCTCGGCCTTGTGCTCAGCCTTCGGCTCGCCACCCTCGGCCATCATGCGGCCGGCACGCCCCACAGGGCCCGCAGGAGCCGCCGCAGCGGGCAGAGCCTGCATCGCCCTACGGCGAGCCGCCAGAGACGGCTTGGCGGGGCTCATGGCGGCCATGGAGCCACCGCGAGCCGGCATGCCCGGCATCGGACGCATCGGGGCAGCGCCGCCCATCTGCATCTTGACCGGGCCGCCCTTCTTGAGCTTGAGCTCGACGGACGGCTCCGTCGTCTCCATCTTCACCATCGGCTTGAATTGGCCCATGTTCAGCGCTCCTTCACAGCGAGGAAGTAGTCGACGCTCGCCGTGACCGGGCTTGAAATTGCAAGCGCCCCGAGCGAGGGAGCCACAGCCGCAGGCGGGAGAGTGCCAGAGGCAACAGTCACAAACTGGCCATTGACGAACACGCGGACAACGCCCAACTCGTCCACGGATGCCCCAAGGACGATATAGGTGTCGTTCTCAAGCGGAAGGCTGAGCGTATTCAGTGTGCCGCCAACAAAAAACCCGAGGGAAGGCACCCCGGTCTTGAGGAACGCGAAAACCGACGACGGAGTTGCAATGCTTCCGAAGCCAACCAAGAATCCTTGGTCAACATCGTCGAGCTTGAAGCGACATTCCATCCAAAGCCTCTTGCCGGCTTCAAACTGGAAAGACTTCCCGACCTTTGAAATGACGGACGCGCCGGGTCCGGTCCTGACAATATCAAGAACTCCGCCATCCGCGTCGGCCAGACTTGCGTCCGACGTGTCGCCGCTCCAGTCTGCCGCGGCGTAGTAGTCGAAGTCCTCCCAGTAGGTGTGGTACTGGGTTGGGCTCAACTGCCGAAGGTCGGCGAACATGGAGACTTCGCTGACGTTGGTGACGCCATTGGGGAATCGAGTGGTGCTCGACATCAGATTCTCCTTTAAGAGATCGGGGGCCGAAGCCCCCTTGGTCTCAGGTTGACGTCAGACGCCCGGCGTGCCGTACATCGCCCGCGGGTCGGTGAAGCCGACGTCGTACCGCTCGGTGGCCTTGTAGCGCATCGAATCGGTCTCGAAATCGCCTTCCATGGTCTTCTCCAGCTTGCGGCGCATCAGGAGCTTCATGCCCTCCGGCGCGTCGGTCTGGACCCACCATGCGGTCGCCGAAGTCAGACGCGACAGAACCGCCGCGCCCTCGTCCAGCAGACCGATCGACTTGATCGGGTTGATGTCATTGTTGGCGTTGCCGGCGCGCAGCACGCTCTTCAGCAGCACCTCGGCCTGGAAGACGTTGCCCGGGGCCACCACCAGTTGGCGGGGCACCAGACGGATCTTCTTGCCGTTGTTGTCCACCGCCTGACGGATCTGGATCAGCATCTGCTCCAGCGACGTCTGCGAGAGGTTCGCGGCCGTCGTGAGCAGGTTGCTGAACGTCCCGTTGACGATGGGGTGGGCGTTGCTGTTCAGTTGCACGCCGTCGCCGCCCGGGTAGGACGAGTTGAAGGCGCGGTTCAGCACGTTGGCCGACAGCGTCTCCTTCGTCTCGATCAGGCTCTGCGCGAGGTGACGCGCATACACCTGCCCGATGCGGATGTGGTCGCCGTCCTCAACGAGCACCTTGGTCAGCGCGAACGCCAGACCGTACACGTTGTAGACGTAGCGCTTCAGGAACAGCACACCGCCCTGCTGGTACGACACAGGCGTGCCGTCCGGCAGTTGCGGCGCCGCGCCGAACCCGTAGAGCACGGGCTCTTCGTGGTAGTTGCGCGGGATGCCCTGCTGTTCGCGGAAGACCCGCGACCATTCGTCGGTGCGCTGATCGTAGACGCCATCGAAGCATTCGTTCAGGATCGGTTCGACGATCGAACGAAAGTCGGTACTTCTCATCGGAGCTGCCATGGTTCAGCCCTCCTTAGATTGCGTTGACAGGCGCATTGAACTGCGACTGGTTGACGGTCACGCGAACGATCGTGAACGCATCGCCCCAGGCGTTGTCCGGGTACGGCGCCAGATCTCGGATCAGCATCTGTGCTGCACTGCCGGCGCCCGCAAGGGTGCTTGACAGCGTGCATTGCGACAGACCAGTCGTGGTCGACCCGTTCGTCGTGTTGGTCAGATCAGCCTGATCCCCGATTGAGTCCTGCGTCAGCGATCCGTCTGCCTGAATTTCGTACACGATGTTGGGATCGTTGTAGAAGTAGGCAACAACAGAGCCGACTTGGAAAGACTCGTTGGCGGGCCAGTAGTTCGACACCCGACGGCGGCCCGTGGGGTCCGTCCACTCAACGCCAGCGAAGGCGCCGAGGAAGTCGTCGCCGGTGCCGGCGACTTCGATGTACCCGCCGGTGCTCATCTTGACGGGCTGGCCCTTCAAGATGTTGGACGCGTACCCGAGGGACACGTTCCCGGTAGTGGAAACAGCTTGAATTCCGTTGGCGAGCGCCTGTGCGCGATCCAGACCACTGGGATGGAACGCGGGACGCAGGCCGAACGGAGCACTCGTAGCAGACATGAGTTTCTCCTATGTCTCACCCGATGAACATCGGGGTCTTGACGTTTCGATCCATATCGCCGAAGCCTTCACCTTCGACCTGACCGAGGCTCTTGCCCCGGCTGTCACGCGCACCCTGCAGGTTTTCCACTTGGACGCGGATCTTGTCCGCCTCTTCCATGGGCCTTTCGTGGTGCATCTGCAACATGACGTCCTGGTAAATCTCCATGGGGAGCTTGTACAGGCGCATCTCGTTGCATGCGATGAAACCTACGTCTTCGCCAGCCTTGACCTTGTAGTTCTCAAACCCAGGCAACTCATCCGCGCGAACGGGAACGTAGCCGAGTCGGATCCGCTTGTCGATGCTGTCGTAGCTGTTGGTTGTCGATAGCCAGCAAAGGTGCCATCCCGGGAGTTCCGGAACCTTCGGCAGCGCTGATTGTGTCCACTCGTCACTCCACATCCTGCGACGTTCCTGTGCCGAGTGAAACTGTTCCTCCGGGCCCTGCCGTACAACGTCCTCGCTTGCGCGAGTTTCGCGTCCGCCAGCGGACAGAGATTTCTTGAGACGACCGTCCATCTTCAGTTGCTCCTGCTTCGTGCTTCTTGCGCGTACCGCTTGATCATGTTGGCCCGTTTCTGTGGGTCATCCCACAGTCCGGCGTCTTTCATCGCCCTCACCTGTTCAGGTGACAGCACGAAAGTCGAACGGCTTGCGCCGCCACCGACCTCGCGTCCCGATCCAGTTACCACGCTGCGGGGCCTACTCCTTCGAGAATGGTCATCAACGGAGTCAGTATAGCGATGCGGCAGACGCTTTTGCAAACGCCGGTCGAGCTCCTCCCAGTAGTCCTGAGACGCCGGATCCCAACCCTCTTCGGTGAGTTTACGGTCGACCACCTTGGCGATCGCCGTGTCCTCGTCACTGCCCGACGGGTCATACCAGTCGTTGCGATCCATCCAGGAATTCGCCAACCGGGTCACCTGCGGATTGACCGCGCCCTGCTGCTTGGTAGCCTGGGCAGCACGGTCCCTCAGGCTCTTCATCGCCTCGATCTTGCGGCGGGCCTCGTACCACATCTCATGCGCACGGTTTAACGCCTCCCCGTCAGATGCCGACGTGGCGTCCTTCATCTTCTGCGCGGCGTAGCGGTAGCGAAGCTCCTCCTCCTCAATCGCCTTGTCCAAGCGAGCAAGGTCCGAAGAGTGCGTCTTGCGCTCGACCACAGACAGGCGCTCCATGAGCTCCTGGTTCTGGCGCTGCAGCATCTGCAGGCGCTGGTCCTTCTCTTCACTGGTGCGGCGCACGAGGTCCTTCTTCGCACGCCTGCGGGCCCTACGAGCCTCCCGAACGGCGTCGGAGTCCCCTGGCCTGTCCACGTCACCGCCGTCGTCTCCTGCGGCCTCCTGGGCCGTTTCCTGGCCGTCCGGCGGTGCGACGTCACCGGGGAGTTCGACGACAGCGCTGCCGTCCTTCTCCTCGACCACGTCGATCTGTTCGTCTTGCTTCTCGGTGCTCATAGGAATGCTTTCATCTCCAGCGGGTTGCCGGTGACCTTGGCGATCACCTCGTGGTCGTTCAGGATCATGAACAGCGCCGGGTCTTCGAGGTCATCCTCGCCCGGAACCTTCACCTCCCAACGGTCGCCGCCCCACTTGGGCACGCGGATGTAGTCGCCGGCTTCACACCAGCTTCCCTCCGGCCAGGGCTCCATCGAATCCCGCTTGCGGAACGCCAGCGGCCCGATCTCAATGACCTTGGCCACCATGTTCTGCCACTTCTCGGTCTCCTTGGTCTCCGCGACCAAGATGATTCCCGACTTCGTCGCCTTCTTCTTGGCTCGCCGCAGTTGCACCAGGATGCGGCCACCAAGGGGTTTCGCGCCAGGGTCCACGCTCGGGAATGCCCAAGCCATCTCGGCGCTGTCAAGCGCCACGCCCGTCTCGCTCATCGTCGTCTTCCATCAGTTTGTTCAAGATCGCCAGGGCTTCTCCGAGCCCGGCGTACTGTCCGATCATGCGCTGGTACGACTCCCAGTTCGCTGCATTTCCCACAGCGAGGGACGAGGCTATCTCAGCCTGCCTAGCCGTAATCGCGCCGATCAGGTCTCCGATCGTCCTCACTTCTTCTTGCTCGCCTGCGACAGCCCTCCTTGCGCCGGCTTGCCATTGCCGGACTCACCCTTCGCTTGCATCGACTGGCCGTCGACCTTGGCGCCCATCGCCATGCGCTTGTGCTGGGGCACAAGAACGCTCTTCTGCTCTTGATCACTGGTAGCCACTTGGTGCTCCTTTCATCGAGTAGTCAATGACGGTCTTGTCCTGGTCGAGTCTCAACCGGGCCGCATCCCGCGTCAGGCGGGCCGTCTCAATGCGCTCCTTCGTTTCCTGGTCACCCTGTGCGATGGCCAGCTTCAACTGCAGTTCCTCAATGGCGAGGTCCTTCTCGTCCATCTGCTTCTGTGCCGCCAGTTGCAGCTTGGCCTGATTGTCGGCCGCTTTCAGTTGCATCTCGGCCTGATCACGCGCCTGCCTGCGCTGCGTCTCAGCCATGCTCGTCTGCAGCAGCACCTGACCGTCCGGCGTCAACTCAGGCTTCGGCTTGAACTGCTCCAGCGTCTTGACCATCTGCTGGATCACCGGCATCGTCTGAGCAAGCGTCTGCTCAGCGTCCATCGCCACATGACCGGCCGCCGCACCGTACAGCTTGTCGATCTCGGCCGGATCCTCTGCCTCGGCATAGTCATCAGCCTTGCGACCCAGCGACCGCGTCACATACCCGTTCATGCGGCCCAGATACCACAGCGCGAAGTGCTGCTTGATGTGCTCCATCATCTTCGGCAGCACGTTGGGCGCGATCATCGGGTTGCCACCGAACACCGGGTCCGAGGCGTACTTCAGATGCGTCACGATGTGCGAGAAGTGGTCCTGCTCCAGGTACGCGAACGCCGACTGACCGATCGTCATCGCCACGTTCTCGTTGGCCGCATCCAGCTTCTCAGGCGCAGGCGTGTCCGTCATCAGTTCGTTGACGCCCGGCACCTTGATCTGCTTCAAGAAGCGCATGACCACCGCCCGGCGGTTGAACAGGTCCGGGTGCTTCTCCATCATGGCCATGACCGACTGGGTCTGGGCCATCCGCTGCGTCTCGCTGAAGATGTGCGGGTCCGACACCGGGATGACGTCCGTCACCCGGGCAAAGTCCTCCCGGCGGATCTCCAAGTCCTCGACCACCTCGCCGCGGCGCATGTCGTCCAAGTACCACCGGTTGATCCGGCTCAGCACCTTGAGCACGCGAGACTGCGATTCGTGCAGCCGGGCATGGATCGCCGAGAACACAGCCGCGCCCTGCTCAATCAGAGCCTGGGTAGTGCCCACCGGCGTGTTCGCATTGACGTCGGCGATCTTCTCCTCGGCCGTCGTCACCACCCCCTTGGCCGCACCGGTGAGCCAGCCCAGCAACTGGAACAACACCGGGCTCGGCGGGTTGAACGGCATCGGCATCGCCAGCTTGCGGACGTCGTCAACCCCAGGCGCAGCCTCAATTTCAGCCACTTGGGTCACTTCGACCTGCTGAGACTGCCCCGAAACCTTCGCCCCCTTGAGCTTCAGGAGCGTCGCAGCGTTGTTGATGTGCGCAGAGTCCAGCAAGGCCCTCAGAGCGCCTGTAAGGGCCGCTGAGAGGCCTCCAATGAGGTGCGGCAGGCCCACGGCGTACGCTCCGCGCCACGGGATGAACTTGAACTCGACCACCCAGTCGAGTTTCGTCATCGTTTCGTCGCCTTCCTCCCAGTTTCGGTACAGCCCAATGACCTCAGACTCCAAGTCGTCGATCATCAGGACGTAGGGGGCCATCTCCCCCTTCGAAAACTTGTCGTTTTCGAGTTCCAGCCATGTGTAGATGTGGTAGACGCGACGAACACCGTCTTCGTTGTCGTTTTCCGACCGTCCTTCGATCTTGTCGTTGGCCTTTTGAGCCGCAGTCTGCTCCGGATCCATCGTGGCACGGATAAAAGTGCCATCTCGGTACAGTTTTGAGGCCACACGGCGCTCAAATTCGTGCCTTGAGAGGTCATGAACCTCCGTTGCACGCGGCGCAGTGTAGAAATTCGACGCCGCGAAGGGCAAAAGCACGTTGTCGATGGGCAAAAACTCGGCACAAGGACGCTTTTTGTCCTCGTCGTACCAGAGTTTGAGGTATTGCGATCCACCAAGAGGCAATTGCGTGAACAATTGCTCCTGCTCGTCGCGGAATTCCTCGATTTGCTCGGTCAACTGCCAATTCATGAAGTCGCGCTTGCGCTCCGCGATGTCAGTTTTCTCCTGATCGACGTCACCGAGGATCTTCGTGCGCGTCGGCCCGTCAGCCGGGAACAGTTCGCGGATGGCGCGGGACGCAAAGTCGATGCACGCCTCGGCCATCACCGGGTGTACGACCTTGCTGGCACCCGCAAACGAGGCGCCACCAGGGGCGTCGTTGCCCATCCCGGTGCGGCGGATGCCGTCCTCGTACTGCTTGTCCCGCTGCTTGCGGGCCTCGCGGTCCTTCTCCACCAGTTGGATGTACTTCAGGGCCATCGAGTTCAGGTCGATGGAGTCCAGCACGTCGCTGTCGGCGAGGTTCTGGTAGAAGTCCTCGTTGTCCATCGGCCCGTTGGTGTCCAGCGTCACCACCGCAGAGCCATCAGGAAGCTCCTGGATGTCCGACTCGGACAGTTCAAGGTCCACCTCCACCCCAGGCGTCTCGCCATCGGCGTCGTCGGGCATGCCCCCCACGAAGCGGTTGAACTCTGGGTCGATCGGGAACTCGGTTGCCATTCTTGTCACCCTGCTGCTTTGTCAAGAGCGCCGGCCTTCGCCTTGCGTGCTGCGCCGCCCTTCTTCTTCCCAGTATATTCCTTCATCAACTCTTCAAACATTTTCATCTGATCGACGTACTGCCGATCAATTTTTTCCCGAGGGCCCATGAACTTCAGCATGTTGAACTCCTGGACGCCCGGCTTGAGCTTTGACCTTGCGTACGCCGTCGAACTCGGGAATGCAATTTCCGCTGGGATTGGGTATTTGCTTTGCCCAATAAATTCTCCAGGGATATCGACATCGTATGTTGGGTGAGCGCTTGGGTACTGACGCAAATCCACTCCCGGCTGCATCTTGCCGATTGAGAACCCACTGGTGCCAACTTCAACGTCGCGCAGCGATGGCTCTGTAATGCCGAACAAGACGTCGGAGCCCTGGCGCAAGCCGAGTTTTTCAGTGACCGTCGGCTTCATCAAGGTCTCGGCAATGTGCTTGCGCAGGTTGGGGTCGATCTGAGCCTGCAGCAGAACATCCATCGGGTCATCAAAGCCCGCGAAGTTGGGGAATTGCCCGTACTTCGGGCTGCCTTTGCGAATCTCGCCTTCCAGCAGTTCCCTTTGCGCCTTGTTGAGCTTCTCAGGCTGTTGGTACGCCAGCAGCGCGTCCAGGTTGTGCAGTGCGTAGTTGGTCGACTCAGGAGACATCTTGATGTACTGACCCAGCACAGGGGC